TTTTCAGGTAAGCCAGCCAAGACTTCGAGACAATCGCCGTTATAGATCACGGATACCCTCGCCATGCGATAACGGAGTCGAAGAGGTGACGAACATCATCAACCGTCTTCACACCCTCAAGCGCGCCGCTTATCGCCCCGTGTAAAGCAGGGTCAATCCGGCTCGTTTCAAACTCCCTAATCGGCTTACCATCCTTGACGCGCTTCTCGGCGAACTTCTGCCACTTGCGCAACTCTTCATCCTGCGGCTCCACGCCACTGTCACGCCGCTCGTCCAGTTGGTCTTGGTGCGAGTTCAGCATAGAGGATTGCTCATCTGACAGTTCGTAGCCAGCCAACTCAAGCGCCACTTCAATCGGCAACCCTGCCGTTGTGAGCTTGTTCAGCAGGTCGGCGCGGTCGTTTTCGTCTTCCTGGAATAAGTCCATTTCGTTGAATTTGAACTCAAGCCGCAAGCCGTCACGCGCTAATAGTTGCTCGTTCAAAGCGTCCGCAAACAAACGCGCTCTTGGCTTGATCGTGTCCTCGTAGAATGAAAGCCGGTCTTCCTGCGCCGTTGCATAGTTAGCCGCTTCACTGTCCAATAATGTCTGCTTGATGCCAAACGCCATTGTGATATTGTCTTTTGCAATCTCATTCAATTCCGGGAACGATAAATCCTTCAACGGCGGAGTGAGCGTAACGGGAGTGATAGATCCAGCCCTTACGCCCAACACGCGAAACGCGTTTTTGATTGCCGTAGCTGAACGCCTGAACCAGTTTTGAATCCGCTCGATCTCATTGCGGTCGTTGGAGTCAATACCCAACAGCGTCACTGGCATTGCACCGCCCTCAAAGTACATTTCCGGGAACTTCGAGATGGCATAAAGCAACTTCGCGTCAATCGTGGATGCGATAGCCGCACCCACGCCCGGCAGCACGTCCTGACTCGGATCGTACTCCGCAAGGTAGAACATCTCATACGTGCCAGCGCGCAAGTCATTCTTCCACGTTGCCCCGCTGCTGTTCTGGCGGAAGTCCAGGATGCCGCCGTTATACTTGACGCTCATGTCAAACGGATTGCGGTAGCGGACATCCTTGCGATAGCCGGACTTGTTCGTCACCAGTTCGCCGAATGCCGCGCCGGATAAAAGGCACGATGCTTCCCACCGCCACAGCAGCTCGCCCAACTTGGTCGGGTAAGGCCACTCGACCTCGTTCTCTTCACCTTTGTAGATATTGACCGGCACGCTCGAAAGCGCGTCGCAGCGCAATTGGATCGCCCGGAACAATATCGGAACGCGCTTATAGAGTGTCGCAACGGAATCAGGAACGCCGTCCGATGTTAGCATCTCAACCCAGCCAGGTACACTCGTTATCGTTTTGAAAGTATCCGCCATCTTCACTCCGTCCCTAATCCATCCATAAAATGACCCCCGAATCGCTTACCCCGTGCCACGCAATAGCAAGGCTCATAACACAGTCGTCGTGCATCCCATCAGGCGCGCTGTAAGAAAAACTTCCGCTTGCGTTGCGTTTGCTCTCAAATGACAGCAGTTCACCAATCAGCACAGGCTCGTCTAAGACTCGAATTAGCCCATTTTCGAAGGCTGATTGCAGACTTTGAATAATTGCCTGCTTGGTCGCGGAAGTGGTGGTAAACGGCACGATATTGAGTCCGCGCGTCACCAGTTCGTCAATCACCGGCCTGCCTATCGAGTTGGATTCCACGACCATCGAAGTCAGGTGATAGCGGTGGTAGACCGATTCCAACCTGTTTATCAGCACCGGATAATCCACCCGATTGAAGCGGTCGAGATAAACCATCTCTTTTGACTCCGCATCCAACACCGTCACGACCGTATAATCCACGCTTGCCGCCACGTCCACGCCGGCCACGTACTGCCGCCCGTTCTCAGGCTCGCGCGGTGAGAGGATAGCCGCTTCATCAATGCGACGAAACACAGAGCCTTCCGCGTCAACAAACTCGCCAAGCCATTCCTGCCTGTAAGTCAATTCATTCACGCGCCCTTTTGCGCGCTCTGCGGCTTCCTGAATGCGTTTGTTAGGGTTTGCTTTTGATGGGGCAGTCCACGACATTTGATAAACGCCGTCACCAATGCCACGCTGGAACTCTTGCCAAAACCAGTTCCGTCCGCGAGGGGTGCTGATTAGAATTGCATCACCATCTAAGTCCGCAAGTGTAGGTTGGATTGCGCTTGTCCACGCTGTTTCTGATATACGCGCGGCTTCATCCAGAATTACAAGATTGAAGTTCTCACCTCGCACGCTGTCTTCGTTATCCGCTGAATGTATGCCAAAAACTCCGCCATTCACAAACTCAATCGTGCGCTCTGTTCTGTTCACACTTGCCAGTTTTGCTTTGCGTAAAGGTGCAACCGCATTTTCAGCGAAACGCCAAAGCGAACGCCCGTTTTTGTAGGTAGGCACAATCCATGCGACACTTCCGCCCTTTGCGGCTGTGGCAAGAGATATTGCACCGCCCAACACGGTTTTACCCCAGCGTCTCCCCATCGAAAGCACTTTCACCTTCGCTGGATGATTCGCTATTTCCCATTGGTCGGGGCGCAAGATTGGCAATTGCAGATCGATAATCTACTCCCGTGATTCCTATTGCGTTGATATTTTCGCCATTTGAAGTAAGGTCAACCTTCTGCTCCGGCAAGCCAATCAGTTGGTCTGATAACCACTTCCGCGCCTGAGCATCCCCCTTTGTAGCCAATCGAACAGCCGTCTTGACAATGCCAGCCCAATCAGATTCAGACACGTTGGATTTCGTGAGTTCGTAATACTTGACCTCACGCTCCTTTGGCATACGCCCATTTGGGTTGCCAGTGTTGCCTTTGATGAATCTGCCTTTTTCATCTCTGAGTGCCATATCCGTCAACTGCCTGCTATCAGGCTTTCACCTTTGCCTCGAACACCAAAGCAATGCCATCCACTTTTGTTTGTGCCAGCATCGCCATTTGCGGAATTGCGTTCTCGCTCATATCAAGCGTCAATCGGATGCCGCCGTCTGAAAGTGTCTGCACCTTGTAGACAATCGCATCGAACTTGATTACCGCCTCTGCCACCTACCCTCGCATCCCTGCCTCGTGCAGCGCTTCTTCGAGTTCCTGGACCCGCTCGCGCAAGTCAGCCATGTCAGCCTCGATCGCCAGCAGCCGCGCAAGCAGGAGTTGGTAAGCGCCGTCAATTGTTGGCATCGTCACCGCTCATAGCGTCAATGCGTGAGGTAAGCTCCGCAACCTGTTTTTCCAGTTCACGGATGCGCTTGTCCTTGTTGTTGACTATCTTGCTCAACTTGTCCACTTGCGTCTGCAAATCAGCATTTTCCTGTTGTAAGTTCACAATAAGTGCTTCCCTGTCTGATAACGCAGAACGCAAGCCCGACACTTGCGCCTCTAATAAATCAACTTTCGCGGCTTGCTCGTCTACCCGCTTATTCAGCGCATTGATGCGCGTCTCGTAAGCCTGTGACAGCGTAGCAAGACAGTCAGCGGCAACCTTCTTCCGGTTGGCAACCGCATTCACGATCACCGCACCAAGTCCGCCGCCTCCAAGTACAGCCGCGATAATGACAGCCCAATCGCCGCCCGTCATCCGACGCCCTCGTAACCAGTTGGTTTTTCGCCGCTATTGAACAGCTCCAAAACGGCTTTTTCAATCGCAGCGTCAATCAGGTCAATGTCGGTCGTTATGTGATTAGCCTCAAGCCATGCTTCCGCAATTTGAATCGCATACTCTTTCTTATCCTTGATCAACTCCGCAGCTCCCGCCTGTTCCGCAGCCTGCACCGCGAACACCGCAGCCTGTTCGACCAAATCGGTCACGCTCGGATAGCGTTGCTTCAGATCAGCCCAAAGCTTCTTCGCGTAAGCCAACACGACGCTAACCAATACCACCGCAAGCGGAGGTAAAATCGCGATCAAAATCGCTTCAATAACTTTTGACAAAATTGGCATCCATTCCATTCGTTAGCCTCCGTGCTGTTCGCGTTCCTGGTATAAGTGAGTTTCAGTGCGGCAACCGCGCAAGGCGAACTCCCGTTTGGCACGGTATCCGCCTCGCCCGTTTGGTTCGATTGATTCAAGAGTTACATGGTCATGTCGTCT